CTGCCGAATGCCATGATTGCCGGCGAGTCGGCGGCGGCTGTGTCGCACGTCATCCCGATCAAGAACGCTTCGGGTTCGACCTTCTACTTGATGGTCTCGAACGCTGCCTAATGGAAATCTCAAAGGATTTCTTGCAAGCAGAAATAGCCAAATTTGAGAGGCAGCGGAATCACGCGCATGACGTGGCCGTTGCCTCTCAAGCCGCTATTGACGTGCTGGCAGCATTGATTCAGAGGCTGGAACTGCCTCAGGAACCGTCTGTGACGTTCGCTGATATGGGTTTACCTGAGCCCGTACCTGTCGAATCGGTAAAACACAAGATATTTCCTGTTGACAATTAATTTCTGGCGTATACAGTGGAAACAACCCCTCTCCCGGCGAGAGGGTAGTTTTATACCGGTCTAAGTCGCCCCGGCGTGCGATGATGGCCTCCTCTAAGTAAGGAGAACCCGTCATGGCGAACACTTTTGCGCCTTTCGGATTTCGTCAATACAGGGGCACCGGTTCTGCGCCTACGTATGAACAGGTCGCCACTTTCTGTGCTTATGACACCGCTGCGATGTATTACGGAGACCCGGTCTTCCGCAATACGACCACTGGTGGCGTTTATCCCACAACTCCCGGTGCTGGCATCCTCGCCGGCGTCTTCGCGGGTTGCAAATACCTGAGCGTTTCGCAGAAGCGCACTGTGTGGAGCAACTTCTGGGGCGCTGCTGACGTTGCCTCCGGTAACCTTGTTGAAGTCTATGTCGTCAACGACCCCAACGCGCAGTTCCTCGCGCAGGTTGGTGGTTCGTCGTCGGTCGGCGCTGTTGCCGGCCAAATCGGTGCGAACGTTCAGTTTGCGTACGGTTCCCCGTCGACTGCCTCTGGCATCTCGGGCGCCTACGTTGACATTAGCGTGACCCCGACGACGACTGCGACGCTCCCGTTCAAGTTGGTTAGCCTCGTCACTCAGCCCCCGGGTTCTAACGGAACCGAGGCCGACGAGTACAACTACGTGATCGTGGCGTTCAACAACGTCGAAACCAAGACCCTCACGGGCGTCTGATAGGAGTAAGGGAAAATGGCTGTCAATCTTTCAGCAATTAAAGACCTTCTCCTCCCCGGACTCCGTGGGGTAGAAGGCAAGTACGAGATGATCCCATCTCAGTACGACAAAATCTTCACCAAGCATGACTCGAAGTTGGCTCTTGAGCGTACCGCCGAAATGCGTTACCTCGGCCTCGCTCAGTTGAAAACTGAGGGTGGTCAGACCTCTTTCGATAACAACGCTGGTGAGCGTTATGTGTACAACCAAGAGCACAACGAAATTGCGCTCGGTTACGCGATCACCCGCAAGGCGATCGACGATAACCTGTACAAGACGCAGTTCCACCCGTCGAACCTCGGTCTGATCGAGTCTTTCCAGCAGACCAAGGAAATCTACGGCGCGAACATCCTCAACACGGCAACCACCTACAACGCCAACATCGGCGGTGACGGTGTTTCCCTTGTGTCGGTCAGTCACCCGATTGATGGTGGCACGGTTGCGAACCGTCCGGCAGTGGACGTCGAACTCAACGAGTCGACGCTGCTGAACGCGATGATCGCGATTCGTACCAACTTCAAGGATCAGGCTGGCCTCAAGGTGTTCGCCCGTGGTCGTAAGTTGATCGTTCCGCCGGCTCTTGAGCCGACGGCCATCCGCCTCACGAAGACCGAACTCCGTCCGGGTTCCGCTGACAACGATGTCAACGCGATCCTCACGACGGCTGGCGGTCTGCCGGAAGGCTACATGGTCAACGACTTCTTGACCTCGGCCAGTGCGTGGTTCCTCCTGACGAACATCGACGGTTTGTCGTACATGGAGCGTGTGAAGTTCGAGACTGACATGCAGGTTGATTTCGTCACTGACAACCTGTTGGTCAAGGGCTACGAGCGTTACTCGTTCGGGTACTACAACTGGCGTTCGATCTTCGGGTCGTTCCCGTCGTAATCATAGGAGTACACCAAATGAAAGGTCGCAAGCATCGCGCCACTGGTGGCGTGAATCAGGCCAGCGAGGATCTTGGTCGCAAGAACCTGCGCTATACGTATCAGAGCAACGTCCAAGACGAGGCCGAAGAGCGTAAGCGTGGCGGTAAGGTTGCCAAGAAGCACGTCGGTAAAATGCATGGTGGAATGTCCAAGATGCATGCCGGTCGTAAGCCCCGCAAGTCGGGCGGTAGTTGCGAAAGCAGCCCGTTCTCGTCTGCCCGCCGCGGCACGACCCCGAAGGGTCGCACCGTTGACGGCAGCCTTGATTAATCTCGGCTGAAACGGCAAAAAAAGAACGGGGGCCTCTGTGCCCCCGTTTTTCCTTGAGGAAACCGTATGACGGCAGCATGGCAAAAGAAAGAGGGCAAATCACCCTCGGGCGGACTCAATGAAAAGGGCCGCGCATCGCTCCGCGCTCAGGGGCAGAACATCAAGAAGCCGGTGACTTCTAGCGAGGCCTCTAAGAGCCCTGCTGCAGCCGCACGGCGCGACAATTTTAGAAGCAGGATGTGTGGCATGAAGGAGAAGTTGACGTCGGCAAAAACCGCGCACGATCCGAACAGCCGCATCAATTTGGCGCTCAAACGTTGGGACGTAAAGTGCTAACATCAGCGTTGTTTTTGCACGCTGCAAAAAAGGATAACTGTTATGCAGACTAAACAAGTTACCGTGGGGCCGATCGCCGCAGCCGATGCTGACGGTATCTGCGCTTCCCAGACCCCGACCGCGGGCCCTTTGTTGATCAATGGCGCGCTTGCTAGTGGCGGCTCCGTCACTCTCGATGTGCAGCGCCGCGTGTTGATTACGACGGTCTCTGACGAGAGCGGCACGTCATTCACGATCACGGGAACCAACTGGCAGGGCAATGCCATCAGCGAAGTGGTGCCGGGTCCGAACGCGACGACAGGCTCGACGACGATCAGTTTTAAGACGGTCACGTCGGTCACGATCGCTAATAACGCCGTAGGCGCTGTGACGGTGGGCACCAATGGTGTCGCCGACTCGCCTTGGGTGCGCTTTGATGACTGGGCGCCGAACTATATCTCGGTCAACTGCTCGGTCACGGGCACGGTCAACTACAGCGTGCAGACGTCTTTGGATGACCCGAACAACATCGCCAGCCCGGTTGCGGCAGGCGATATGACTTGGCTTGACGCGCTGGATGCTAACCTTGTGTCGGAATCAGCCGATAAGAGCGGTGGCATCACGTACGCGCCGACTTTTGCTCGCGTAGTGCTCAACAGCGGTTCTGGCTCTGTCCGAGGCGTGTTCCTGCAGTCGAGCAACGTACCGAAGTAATACGCCCGCTGGGGGATAGTTATGGCCACAAGCGGAACGTATGCGTACAACCCGTCGCTAGGCGAGATCACGCTATACGCATTCAATCTGTGTGGTATTCGCAACACAGCGTTGTTGCAAGAACACATGGAATCGGCCCGTATGGCCGCCAACATGCTGCTCGGCCGCTGGAGTTCGCAAGGCGTTAACTTGTGGTGCGTGGATTTGGAGTCCATCCCACTGGTTCAGGGCACCGCAACGTATTCGGTCCCTGCCAACACGGTCGTCATGCTCGACGCCTACGTGGTTCAAAACACGGGTGGCGCAGCGATCAACAGGCTGATTCTGCCGATCTCGCGCTCTGAATACGCTTCATACCCGAATCCAGAGCAGCAGGGCTTCCCGACGACGTACTGGTTCGATCGCTTGCTGTCGCCAACGGTGACGCTGTGGCCGGTGCCGGATGGCAGCCAGACGTCGTTTGATTACTACCGCGTCAGACAGATTCAGGACAGTAACTTTACGAGCGGCCAGCAGGTCGAGATCCCGTATTACTTCCTAGAAGCCTTTGCTTTTGGCTTAGCGCAGCGCCTTGCCATGGTCTGGGCGCCCGATAAAGTGCCACTTCTGAAGCCGTTGGCAGACGAGTCGTATGACATCGCTTCTCGCCAAAACATCGAAACGGCCCAGCAGTACATATCCCCCATGGTCTCTAGTTACTTCAGGCCGTGATCGATGTCGTACGCCTCTCAATCCGGCCGGGCAAAAACTAGCGCAACTAACCCGCAAGCGCATGCGATATGCGACCGTTGCGGCTTTCGCTATAACCACGCCGAACTGAAGTGGCAGTACGACTGGCGCGGCGCCATGATCCAGAACATCAAAATTCTGGTCTGCGATTCGTGCTACGACACTCCTCAAGAGCAGTTGCGCTCGATTGTGGTGCCGGCAGATCCGACCCCGATCATTAATGCTCGCGTGCAGGACTTTGAGACGGCTGAGACGAATTATCAGACCGCCTCAGCGCCTGCAACGATCGACCCGCAGACAGGCATCCCCATTCCGCCGTCGGTCACTTTGGTCACCCAGAGCGGCCAGCAACTGACGACTCAGCCGTATGGGCAGCCTGTCGGCCTGACGCAGCCGGCGGTGATGCCGTTAAAGGGTACGACGCAATACGCCGTCAAACTGCCGGTGGTGTCGGTATCGTCAAACGGAACGACCGTGGTCACCGTGACATGTTCAGCCGTTCATAATTTGACGACTAATGATCAAATTTCTGTTGAAGGCGTTACCAATACGGACGCTTGCGGGTTTTACAGCGTCACGGTTTTGACTGCTACCGCATTTACTTATGAGCCGGCTCAGGTAATACCAGCGGCCGCGCTTTTGACGCCAACAACCCGTATTATCACCGCATCGGTTGGGCTGCCGTATGGCTATACCCAAATACCTCAAGTAGGAACCTAGGCGATGGCCAACACTACGATTCCAAACTTACCGGCAGCAGTCAGCCTCGACGGCACTGAGCAACTTGAAGTTGTTCAAAATGGCACGTCGAAGCGCGTTACTGCCGATCAGATTGCGGCTCTCGCTGAGAACACTCAGGGCACGGTCACCCAGATCAACACGGGCGGCGCTCTTGTTGGCGGGCCGATCACGACTACCGGCACCATCTCTTTGCCGCCTGATGCGGTTACCAACGTGTACTTGGCCGAAATGCCGGCCAATACGCTCAAAGCCAACATAACTGGCCTGACTGCAAACCCGACTGATATCACGCCGAGTCAATTGCTTGACACTTTCAGTTCTGCTGAAGGTGCACTGCTGTATCGCGGCGTTTCTGAGTGGCAGGAACTTCCCCCCGGATCTAACAATCAATATTTATATACGGATGGAAATAATCCGCAGTGGGTAACGCTTGCAATTAATCCGGGCGATATTGGGCCTAGCGGCGTAGTGCCGGGATCGTATGGCAGCGCCTCTCAAACAATCACATTCACGGTGATCTCTGGCGGCCTTTTGACCGCGGCTGCTGCCGTTCCAATCGCTATCACAAACACCCAAGTTTCAGGACTTGGGACGATGTCAACGCAGAACGCGAACAACGTCGCGATTACTGGCGGCAACATCGATGGAACAATTATCGGTGTAACGACGCCTGCTGCAGGCTATTTCACCTCTGTAACGACAAATAGTCTCAGCGGCCTTACGACTCCAATTCCTGCCGCTTCAGGCGGCACTGGACTCTCGTCGTATACGACCGGCGATATTCTTTATGCGACCTCAAGCAACACTTTAGGTCGACTAAATGACGTTTCAACCGGGAATGTGTTGTTGTCCGGCGGCGTCGGTGTAGCCCCCGCTTATGGCAAAGTTGGCCTGACGACACACGTTGATGGCATTTTGCCGGTCACTAACGGCGGCACTGGCGCGACTTCTTTAACGGGATACGTTAAAGGCAACGGCACTAGCGCAATGACGGCAAGTGCCACGATCCCAAACTCGGACCTGCAGAACAGCACGATCCAGATTGGCTCAACCTCGATTGCTCTCGGCGGCTCGTCTTCGACTCTCGCCGGCTTGACTACGGTTACGTTGACGCAAGATCCAACGGCTGCCTTACAAGCATCGACAAAACAGTACGTCGATAATCAGGTCGCGATCGTCTCGAATGTGACGTACCACACACAGGTTGTGGCAGCGTCGACTGCAAACCTAAACGCTAATTACAGCAACGGTACGGGTGGCGTTGGCGCAACACTGACAAACGCGGGCGCATTCGCACAATTCCAGATTGATAACTACACGCCGGGATCTCTTACGCGTGTCCTTATCAAGGATCAGACAAACGCTGCACACAACGGTATTTACGAGGTTACGACGCAGGGCGACGCGATTTCAGTGCCATGGGTGCTGACGCGCACATCTGACTTCAACGCCCCGGGAACTGGGCCAAACTTTATTCAGACTGGCGCATCTGTTTTTGTTCAGTTTGGCGATACCGAAGGATCTACCAGTTGGGTAATGACCACGACTGGAACGATTACAGTCGGCACGACGGCGTTGAACTGGACGCAGTCGTCATCGGCAGGAAACGTTTTGGTCAATGCCCCGCTCACCAAGTCGGGCAACACAATCAGTTTGGGCACGGTCACCGTCGCCAATGGCGGCACCGGTATAACGTCTTACACGATCGGCGATTTGTTGTATGCCGATAGCAGTTCGTCTCTCGCCAAACTGGCAGATGTTGCCACCGGCAACGTGTTGCGCTCAGGCGGGATTGGCGTGGCCCCGGCTTGGGGTCAAGTAGCCCTTTCTACCGACGTCACTGGCACGCTTCCTGTCACCAACGGCGGTACTGGCACTTCGACGGCATTTACGCAGGGCGCAGTTGTTTTTGCTGGCGCAAGCGGAACTTATTCTCAAAGCGCCACAAAGTTCTTTTGGGATAACTCAAATTCTCGACTTGGCTTAAATACTGCGACGCCGTCGACAGTATTGACGATTGTTTCTCCAACTCAAACGGCTCTTCCGCCGGGCGCACTGCCTGCGGGAACTGACATACATATTGTCGGTGCTGACAACGCCGAAACGCGCATCACGCAGGATTCTTTTGGCACTGGAAACTATTCGGTATATACGGGTCGTCATGCCCGTGGAACGGCTACCTCTCCAACGGCAACTCAATCTGGAGACACCCTTTCTCAATTTACCGGCCGCGGATATGGCACATCTGCATATAACAGCGCATCCACCGGCATCATGGAGTTTGCGGCAGCCGAAAACTTCACGAATACGGCCCAAGGAACATATGCCTCGTTTCGTCTTACGGCTACGGGCTTAGCGTCTCCATCTGAAGTGCTGCGGATTGGCCCTGTCGGTCAGATTGGTGTCGGCGGATCGACATATGGTAGCGCCAATCAAATCCTGACTTCTGGCGGCAACTCCGCTGCGCCGGCATGGCAGTCTCTTGCTGCGGGTACCGGAATATCTATTACGTACGGCGTCGGCACTATTACGATCGCTGCATCCAGTGGCATAAACAGTAGTGCCTTTGCTTGGTTTATTTCCTGAGGTAATAACATGGGAATTTTAGTTTTAGACGCAACTACGAAATCCATCGTTGTTGCCATGTCGGGCCCAGCGGCAACGACTAACCCGGATTTCACCGCGGCATATGGCGATAGCACTGGGGCTTTATTTACCGAAGGCGCAAATGATGGCGCTTTAAACGGAACCACTCAGGTTACGCTTGTCCCTGCCCCGGGCGCGTCGACGCGTCGTATTGTTAAAGGCATTACGATTGAAAACAGGGATACCGCGGCCGTCACTGTAACGGTGTCTTATGACAATAACGGCACCCTGAGAACCATTGCAAAAGTCACTTTGTCCGTCGGCGATACTTGGACAACAGACGGAACTTTTGACACTTTTGGCTCGTTAAAGCAGTCGCTTGGATTGGTTGACCTGACAACTCAGGTAATTGGCATTTTGCCAATTGCAAACGGCGGCACCGGGGCGTCTACACTTGCCGGGGCAAACATTGCGGTATTTAACGTAAGCAATACGTTTACTGCGGCTCAGACGTTCCGGGCGGCAAATGCCATTCGATCTGAGGCTGCCGCGACACAGGATGCCATCATTATTGCAGGCCGGGCTGGTGGATCTAGTTCCTACGCCTCGACCCTTATTCCAACCACGTTATCGGCGAGCCGGACCATCACGCTGCCGGACGCGGATATTAATTTTACGACGGGCTTGGGAGTCGCTCAGGGCGGCACCGGTCAGACGTCGTATACCAATGGGCAACTGCTTATTGGTAATTCGACCGGGAACACGCTGACCAAAGCGACTTTGACAGCGGGTTCTGGTATAAGCATCACAAACGGGTCAGGCAGTATTACAATTGCTAATACTAGCACCGGTGGCGCTCAGGACTTTATTGTTCAATCTTACGGCATCGTTTGAGGTAAATACACATGGCAACCACTGCTCAATACGCGTCAACAGTTCAAAACGCGTCAGCACAAATTTCTGTCGCTAACACTGCCCGTAACGGCACCGGTACGATCGTTTCCGTTATGACGGGCGCTGCAAACGGCAGCCGCATCGACGATATCAGCATCGTTGCAACCGCTACTACTACGGCTGGCGTCGTCCGCCTTTTCATCAGCGACGGCAGTAACATCCGTTTGTGGCAGGAAATTCTGGTTTCCGCTGTCACGCCCAGCACCACGGTGCAGGTATGGTCTTACACCCTGCTAAATCAGGCTTTGTTGCTTGAAAACGGCTGGTCTTTGCAGGCTTCGACCAACAATGCCGAAACCTTTAACGTCCTTGTAACCCGCGCTGGAGACTTCTAATGAACTTCGGTACTTTCCAAGGTGCAGGTACTGGCGCTTTGGGCGGCAGTATCACCAGATACACGCAAACCCCGACCATTACGACTTCGCAAACGATTCCTGTCCCTAATGGCGTACAGCGTATTGAGGCGCTGCTCGTTGGCGGTGGCGGTGGTGGCGGTAATGCTCCCGGCGCTGCTGTTGGCGGTGGTGGTGGTTTTGGAGGCGCTGCTGTTATAGAAATCCCGGTGACGGGCCAGCCGTTGCAGGTGGTTATTGGGGCAGGTGGTGCTAGTGGCGGTGGAAATCCGGGGTCGCCGACTTACATTGTGTCTGCTGGCACGCGGTATGCTGAAGTAGGCGGCGGCGGTGGCGGCGGCGGATCCCCCGGATCTATTCCTGCCATAGGTAAGAACGGTCGTTCTGGCGGCGGCGGCGGCGCTGCCGGATCAAATGCTCAAAATAATGGCGGACATGGAGGCAGCCCTCCAATTGGCAACATTTTGTGGTCAATTTATCCGCAAGACAATACAACAACCGCAGACTCAACCAACGTTAGCAATAATTCTGCTGGATCAGGTAGAGCCGGCTTAGGTTCAATTCCTGGTCAAAACGGCAGTTTTGGCGGTGGTGGCGGCGGCGGAGTTTCTAATAATTCGGCTTCAATTGCCGGTGGTTACGGCGGCGGCGGTGGTGGCTTTCAGGCGTCTAGTGCTCCCGGCGGCGCTGGCTCATATGGCGGTGGTGGCGGAGCCGGTGGTGAAATGCCCGGCGGTTCTCCTGCCGGTACAGGCGGTACTGGTGGATCGCTTACTGCTGTTTCTATCTGGGGTTATACAGGCTTTGCAGGCGGTACTGCTCCCTCTACAGTTCAAGGCGGCGGTGGCGGTGGTGGCTTGCTTGGCGCTGGCAGTCACCCCAATAGCACAAACGGCGGAACCGGCGGTAACGGCGGTGGCGGTGGCGGCGGTTCTCGCGATGCTACTAGTGGCGCTGGTGGAAGTGGATTTGCTGCAATTCGGTTTTATTTCTGAGGATTAAACAATGGGACTTTATGCAGTAATAAAAGGCGACATTGTTGATGGCATCGCCATAGCCGATGCTCCACTTGATACAGATGGTATGTGGATTTGCGTCGATAGCGTTGAACCAAAACCTGCAAGCGGGTGGAGATATTCAAGCGGCGTATTTTCGCCTCCGCCTCTGCCTCCTCCATTGCCCAATATTATTTCTAAGTTGGCAATGATTGACCGCTTTACTGAGGCTGAATACGAAGGTGTTCTGGCTGCGGCTAAGTCAGATGTTCAAGTGCAGGGTTGGTTAGATAGATTTGCTTCGGCAAATAAAATTGATCTTGATAATTCCCGCACTATTGACGGCATTAACTTGCTTGTCTCTAAAAACTTGTTGACGCAAGATCGGGCAAATACGATTTTGACTGCACCTGTTCAGGGTGGTGAGCGAGTTGCGTGAATTTAATACCCGTATTTCCAACGGCTGTTGCTAAATTTGAACTTGGACGGGATTTCACCGCCGAGGAATTGGCGTTTGTAAATTCGCAGCCGACCTTTAAAAACATGGGCAATACAACAAGCGACGACACTTATGTATTGGCTCAGGAGGCAATGGCAGATCTCAAGGCATTTATAGAAGCAAGCGTGGCCAAGTATTTACTTGGCATCCATGATCCAAAAGAGGGTGTGTCTCTGCGTTTAACGCAATCTTGGCTTAATTACACTAAGCCCGGTGAATATCATCACAAACATGAGCATCCTAATTCGTTTGTGTCAGGCGTTTTGTATATAAATGCCAATCGTGAGAGCGATAAAATTTATTTTTACAAAAACGTATATCAGCAAATTATATTGCCAGTTAAAAACTATAACGCATTTAATAGCATTTCATGGTGGATTCCAGTTAACTCTGGCGAGTTAATACTTTTCCCTTCTAGCCTTACTCACATGGTTGAAACAGTAGAAGGAAGTGATACTCGGATATCACTATCTTTTAATACTTTCCCGATTGGCAATATTGGGGAAGACAAATCGTTAACGGCTCTCCATGTTTAATACTCAACTAAAAGATTATGTTGCAAAGTACTCGGGGTTTTTTGACGAGTCATTTTGCAATGAAATAACCAAAAGTCTTTCAACTATTAGTTGGGATTTGCATGGTTATTACAATTCAAAAACAAAAGAAATAGAGTCATTTGATCACGAACTTTCTGTTTCAAAAGAACAAGTTCCGCTAAAAGCGCAACTTGACGAGCAAATCTGGAAAATTATTGAACAGTACGTGCTCAAAGACATGTCGTATATGAAAGATTGGTTTTGCGGATGGACCGGATATTCTTTATCAAGGTTCAATCGCTACAACGAATCAACAAAAATGAAATTGCACTGCGATCACATTTATACGTTATTTGATGGCAATCAAAAAGGCGTTCCAATTTTGACCGTGCTTGGTTCTTTAAATAACGATTATGAAGGCGGCGAATTCATTCTGTGCGGTGAGCATGTTGAACTGAAGGCGGGACAAGTCTTGGTATTTCCAAGCAACTTTCTTTACCCGCACGAAGTCAAGCCGGTGAAATCTGGAACTAGGTACAGTTTTGTATCGTGGGTGTGGTAAAAAATGGAAATCGCAATAAAATTGACCGTTGACGAAGTAAATTCAATTTTGACCTTTTTGGGGCAAATGCCGAATTCTTCTGGTACGTACCCGCTTCTTTTAAAAATTAAGGAGCAGGGCATGGAGCAGATTAAACTTCAGTCGCCACCGATTGAGATTGCAGTCGAGTAACTATGGCCGCCGCAACGAATCCACTTACCTACAACGACTATGTCTCTCAGATAGCGACACTGGCCGTTGTTAACACTACTACGTCAGCAGGCGTAGTGGTGGGCGTGGACGCGGATTTCAACACTTTAATCCCCCAGATGTTGAACTACGCCGAGTTGCGTATTCAACGTGATTTGGATTTGCTGCCGTCGCAGACTAGTCTTAATTACAACATAACAATCGGCACTAACTTGTTGCAGTTGCCGGTGGATGACTTTGTGACTATCCAAACAATCGCGGTTGTCGATGGAACGGCTCGCACTCCGATGGTTCCGGTCACCAAAGAGTGGCTGCAGAACCTCTATAACGACTCGTCGTATGCCGCCAAGCCGCAGTATTTCGCCATGCTCGGTGGCGATCAGGCCAGCGGCGGCAATACGTTCAACAACATCATTTTCGGCCCGTACTCGAATAACAATTACAGCGTAGTTGTGAACGGCACGATCCGACTCCCGAGTCTGTATAAGTTTGCTACGACTCTGTCTGCAGCGTCGGGCACAACCTTTATCAGCACTTATCTGCCGGATCTTTTGATTCAGGCATCCATGATTTACATCAGCCAGTTCCAGCGTAACTTTGGACCCGCGGCGAACGATCCCAGTATGGGACCGACGTACGAACTCCAATACCAGAACCTGCTGAAATCCGCATTTGTTGAGGAGGCGAGAAAGAAGTTTGAGGCATCGGCGTGGTCGTCGATGGGACCGTCTGTGGCCGCTACCCCAACGAGGTAGCCCATGCCACACGCCTCCGTCAAACTCAAACCCGGAGTTGATCAAAACGAAACGCCGGCCCTTAACGAGGCGGGTATTTCGTTTTCTAACCTCATTCGCTTTATTTACGATCGCGAAGGGCTTGGCCTCATCCAGAAATTAGGTGGATGGACCAAGTTCTACGACAACACAATCGACGCTATCGTGCGCGCTCTCTGGGCGTGGCAAGACACCAACAACAAGTCTCACCTTGCCGTTGGTACAGAGAACATCACGGGCCTTGGATACGCTGAATTAACTGTCATCACCAATGGCGCTCAGGTTGATATTTCGCCGCGCACCGGCACGACTGATATTTCGCCTGTGTTTGATACGACTGCGGGCAGCGCGGTTGTTCGGATCACCGATAGCGTCAACCAAGACATCACTGAGTTTGACTCGGTTTACATTCAAACTCATGTTGCTGTCGGCGGACTGATCCTGTTTGGAAACTATCGAACCTACCCTGTTAGTTCGACGGAATACGAGATCATTGCCCGGGACATTTTTGGCAATCCTCAACTGGCGCCATCAACCTCGGCGTTGCCTGTTGTAGCCGAGTTTGACGTCATTGCCGGCCAGTCACTTGTAACAGTGACGCTGCCTGATCACGGGTTCTCTGTCGGTGACACGTACCCTATTCTTGTTTCGACTACGCTGGGTGGCGTCACGCTGTTCGGTAACTACATCGTGCAGGCGGTTCCAAGTACTAGCACGTTTGAGATTTTTGCCACTACCTTGCCGTCGTCAACAGCCAACGCGTTTATCAACGGCGGTGATGTTCGATTTGCATATGCATTCGGTGTTGGCCCGACGCTTCTTGGCTACGGCTACGGCGGCAGCGGATACGGCTCTGGTGGCTACGGCACCGGTACTAGCACGGCTTCGGTCGGCCTGCCGTTCGAGGCCACCGACTGGACGCTGGACAACTGGGGCGAAACCCTCATCGCTTGCCCGGTCAACGGCACTCTGTATCAGCCGATTGTAGAGTGGAACCCGACTGCCGGCGCTGGCACAGCAAACGTTATCCCTGAAGCCCCAACAATTAATGACGGCATTTTCGTGGCCATGCCACAGCGTCAAATCATTGCGTGGGGATCGACGTTCACCGGCATTCAAGACCCGCTGTTGATTCGTTGGTGCGATGTCAACAACTACAACAGTTGGATAGGCACGGTTACCAACCAAGCCGGCTCGTACCGCATCCCGAAAGGCTCGCGCATCGTCGGCTGCATTCAGGGTCCGCAGCAGGGTCTGGTATGGACCGATCTTGCCTGCTGGGCGATGCAGTACGTTGGGCCGCCGTTCGTATACTCGTTCAACGAGATTGGTACGGGCTGTGGCTTGATTGCCCGGAAAGCCGCGGCATCAATCGCCGGCAACGTGTATTGGATGGGCCCGTCGCAGTTCTACAAACTCTCTGGCGAGGGCGTGACGCCGGTCACTTGCCCTGTTTGGGACGTGATCTTCCAAGATCTTGACCAGACCAAACTCGACAAGATTCGAGTCGCCGTGAACTCTCGTTTCGGCGAGATTACGTGGTTCTATCCGACCATGAGCAACGGCGGCGAGATCAACGCCTACGTCAAGTACAACGTGTTCCTGCAGCAGTGGGACTTTGGCAACATGGCCCGTTCGGCATGGATCGATCAGTCTGTGCTGGGCCCGCCGATCGGCGCAGATCCAAACACGCTGTATATCTATCAGCACGAAACGTCGACTGACGCTGATGGTCAGGCAATGTTGTCAAGTTTTCAGACCGGTTATTTCACGATGACGAACGCCGATGTGAAGATGTTCGTCGATCAAGTGTGGCCGGATATGAAGTGGGGCTATTACGAAGGCTCGCAGAATGCGACCGTAAACCTCACGTTCTTGACGACTGACTATGCTGGCCAAACGCCGCAAACGTATGGCCCATATCCGCTGACTCAGAACACGACGTTCATTTCACCAAGATTCCGAGGTCGTCTTGTATCGATTAAACTCGATAGCAACGACGTCGGTAGTTTCTGGCGTATTGGTAATATCCGTTATCGAGTTAAAGAAGACGGTAAATTCTGATGACTGTCTCACTATCAGACATACTTTCAACCCAGAAGAATGGCGTTATCGCCATCAACAATCTGGCCACGTATACGAGCAGCATTGCTGACTCGACTGGCGTTCTGTCTGGCACCGACCAACTGGCTCCGCCGACTGGTGGCACCACCGGGTATGTGACGATCTATACGGCGCCGGCTGGCGTTGTCGGTCGTATTGCCGAGATCGATATCTGCAACGGTAACGCTACCGCTGCCACTTTTTATATCCATTTGATCCCCACTGGCGGCACGGCCAGCACCTCAAATGCCCTGTTCTACAACGCGCCGATTAACGGTAACACCACCGTTCAATGGACTGGCGGCTTGGCATTGCGTCCGGGTGACTTTGTTCAGGTTAAAGCGTCGGTGACAGGCATCACCTTTAACGTGAGCGGCGGAATCGTATGACGATTAATGTCTACCCGCCGTATGGGTCTAACCCAAACAGCCCCGTCAACATCGCCTTTCCGCCGACTGCACTTGATGCGTTCGGGCGGTTGCAGGTTTCTGAGCCTTATACGCTGTTTGACAGTCAGAATCGTTTCGCAACGGATAATCAATTTGACACGGCGTTAACAGGAACCGGAACGACGTCGTTTCTGACTAACGAAGCCGCCGTGAATATGGAGGTGACGAGCGGTGGAGTTGGCTCCGTTGTTCGTCAATCTTACCGATCGATGCCATATCAGCCCGGCAAAGGGCTTTTGGTGTTGGCGACATTTGTCATGTCTGGCAGCACCAGCGCAAACTTGACTCAGCGTGCAGGGTATTTCAATTCCGAAAACGGCGTTTTTTTCCAAAAGGTAGGAAGCACGCTTTCATTTGTTTTGCGTTCATATGTGACCGGATCTGCGAGTGATGCTCGCACGGTTAATCAATCATCGTGGAACGGTGACAAGTTAGACGGTACTGGGCCGAGCGGTATTACGCTTGATCCTAGCAAAGCGCAAATCTTGTGGATGGATTTTGAGTGGCTTGGCGTAGGCTCTGTTCGATGCGGATTTATTATCAACGGCATTTTTTACCTTTGCCACACGTTCAATAACGCAAATATCATCTCAAATGTGTACATGACGACGGCAACCTTGCCGATGCGTTATGAAATCACTTCTGTAACAGCGGCTGTAGCCGCATCGATGAAACAGATTTGCTCGACGGTGATATCGGAAGGCGGCTACGAACAGGCGTCAATTGACCACGTAGCAAGACGAACAACGATATTGGGAACAATCAACACGGCCGCAAATTTCCTTCCGGTGGTGTCAATTCGATTGGCAGCGGGTCGTACGGGCGCTGTTGTCATCCCAAACCGAATTCAGTTTCAACCGACAAGTTTGCAAAACTACGAACTTGCTTTGATTAAAAACCCAACGCTGACTGGCGCCACATTTGCTGCAACTGTTCCGTCAGATTCAAACGTAGAATTTGACGTAGCGGCCACAGCGATTTCTGCGGCCGGAACAATTGTGCAGACCGGCTACATTGCAAGCAGCGGTGGTGGCGGTCAGGCAAGCACGTTGGCCCCAACAGGTTATAACTGGGACTTGCAACTTGGCGCGACGATTGCTGGCGTCAGTGACATTTATACTTTAGGCGTGCGAACAATTTCGGGCGCTACAACAGGCGACGGCGTCGGTTCCATTTCGTTCTACGATCTGACTCAATAAGGGGCGACCATGCCGCTGCAAAAAGGAAAGTCACAGGAAACCATCAGCAGCAACATCAGCGAGATGGTTCACGCCGGCTACCCGCAAAAGCAGGCGATCGCTGCTGCGCTGGATACCGCCCGTAAGGCGAAAGCATTTGGCGGCTACGAAACCGAGACGACGACATCTGGTGGTTTGTATCAGCCAGCAAAAAAAATAAAAAAGCCGTCGTTCCCGAAGGTTGGTGCCCGCATGAAATTGCACACCGGCCCGATCCACAGCACGGTGGCTGGTCGCACTGATCACTTACCGATGCACGTTCCGTCGGGCTCTTACGTCATCCCGGCTGACATCATTTCCGCCATGGGCGAAGGCAACACCATGGCTGGCTTCAAGCAGATGAAGCGCATCTTCGGGGGCACCCCATATGGCGGCGGCAAACAGCCGTATAACGTCAAGGGCGGCCCGTACGGTATGTCGAGCGATATGCCCTACGGTCAGGGTGCGGGCCCGTATGGCGGCGAGTTGCCGGGCAAGGCT